TTTTTTAAACATTCTTTAAATTTTACAAATTTTTGTAAACGAGGTAAACCAAGCTGAAATACCATGTGAGCAACACACTCTTTAGCGTTATCATCTATACTCATTTCCTCAGTAAATGTTTCCATATCATTTAGTGCAACATTAAAATCTTTCATAAAAATTTCTACTGCTCGTTCTTTCGTTATTGGTTTCATCAATTCTTCTTTTTCATTATCTCGAATAAGATGACCAGCACCAATAGTCCAATAGCCTAAATGATCTTTATAAGGCTCTAATATTATACCGCCCTCTTCTTTGATTATATCGTCTCTTAAAGTTTCTATATCCATTATCCCACCATTCTAAGCACCCAAGCAATAAACTGAGTAGCAACCATAAACCCAACAGTCCACAATACATAATTTAGACGTTGTATTGATTTCTGTAAGTGCCAAATATGATTCGTTTCTAAAGTCTCAATCTTATTGTAAATGTTTACAATATGCTCTTTTGTTGTTTTAGGTACTATTTTATTCATATTCTATTCCTATTACTAAACCATAATTACCTGACATTTCATAAGCTGGTGCAATAAAAAATTTATTTTTTTTATATCGAACCATAGGCAAAATATCTCCCCCTGAATATCCTGTAACTACTCCATATTCAATATTTTTGTATTTCTTTCCGTAAAAAAGACTAACATTTTTTTCACTATTGTAAAACCCCCCATAAATTGTTTGATCGTCAGTGCATCTAATCTGTGGGTGTATATTATTATAATTATTTTCTAATCCTAAATGTAAACTAACAGCTAACAAAAAACTGAGACAACTCATGTATTTTCAACTTTTAATCCCTTGCACTCAAATTTAATTACTAATTTTTCTTGCTCTATATAATCTTTTTCAAATTCTTCCATTTTTTCTAAACTACGAAAAGCATTATAAGCCTCTTTATAACCAGCAACAACACAGTCATAATGATTATTAAATTTATAGCCAGATACATTACTTGATGGACACTCTCCACTAACCATACTGCACATATACAGAATTAAAACATACTTCATTAATATTTATTCCAATAATACTGATAACAATTAGTGTATTTTGTTTTATCACAATCTGTCGGTGTAAGTGATATTGAACAACTATTTAATAAAATTAATAATATTAAATATCTCATTTCATTTTGTTTTTGTATTTTTTCTTCCAAATCAGCCATTTCTTGTTTTAATTCACTAATAGTTTCTTTTAAATCCTTTGAGTTTTCTCTGCTATCTTCTTTTACTCTTTGTTCTACATCTTCAACAATAGTCTCAATTCTACGAACATCTGCTTTCAAATCGTTTTTAAGTTCTTTTGCAACATCAGCTACTAACGATACCTCTTCTAATATTACTGATATTTCTGACTGCAACATATTAACCTCAGTATTTACAACCTCTAGTTTTTTATCAAAGCCAGATAAATCAGGGCTAACAAAAGAATTAATTTTAGCCTCCATATCAAGATACCTTTGGTATGCCTCAAACCCACCCCATAATACACCAACAAAACTTGTTAAAATTGTTATTATGAGAAAAACCCTACCGCCCTTAAATTTAATACCACCTATATCTATTTCTGTTTGTTGTTTAGCCACGTCCTTGTCCTTTTATGATGTACAGGCTCATGTGCCTCAAAGTTTTTAAATTTTTTTGCCATTACTTATATTGACTATCTATTATTTCATTCATTAATCCATCACTTCCTACAAATAAAAAGTAACCAGCTATATTATTATCAGAAATGACGGCATCTGGCAAAGTGTCGTCTGTAAAAAATTCTGCCCTGTCATTTAACTGTTGTTGGCTTTTAAAAAATGTTTTAGTGTTACCTAACACTTGCATAACAACTAGAGTTTTTATTTGACTAGACTCATCATATCTTTTTTTATCATCAATCTTTTTCAAAACTTTCTTGGCGGCTTTTTCTTTAGATGAAGATTTTTTCTGAACTACTTTGGTTTTTGCGTCTTTTTCTGTCTTTTCTTGTTGCTTCTCTTGCTTTTGTTCTGACTGCTTTTCAGCTATTTTGGATTTTGGTTCGTTGGTTTCCTCGTTTGATTTTTCGTTTGTTTCTTCGACTGATTCCTCTTTCGGTTGTTCGTTGGTTTCTGAGACATCGTTCTCGGGTTGGTTATTTTCTGTTTGGTCTGGCTCTTGTGTTGATTCTGTGGTTGTTTCTGTATTTTCTTCTCCACCCGCATTTGTATCAACATCTATTTCAGTTTCTAAGTTCATTTCTAATTCCATTTCTATCTCCGCCTGTACCTCAATAACATTTACCTCAACCTCAGTCTCAGGCATATCTATACTAACTACTTGAATTTCTTGTATTTCTATTTCTGCAATTTCTATTTCAACAGACTCGTAAGTAATATTTTCGGTTTCAATAGGTTCAAAATCTAAACCAACATCTGTTTCTACGGGTGCATTTACCTCAAATATATCTTCAACAACATCAATTATTTCTTCAGGGGCATCAGTGTTTAAAGCAACAAACATTTCAACGCTTGTTATAGTTTGCTGAACAATAGTATTTACGACATTATACAAAACATTAACCTGAACATCATCAAACATAACTCCGACTGCCATGTTTATATCTCTACCACCAACCTCAATTATGATAGATGTAAGACTACCAGAAAAATCAAAACCACCAGAATATTGACCATATTGACTGTTTACTCCACTAGCACTTAAAATATCAGTGCCACTAAATACATTATTTGTTCCGTTTTTTCCTGTGATGTGCATATAGATGGAGTCTTGTGCGTCAGGCTTGTAAACTTTAATTTCATAATTAGTTTTGCCGCCATGAGTAAAATTAAGGTCTGATATATTAACTGTGTTAATAAAAGTAGTTCCCATATTTGGAACTCCCATAGTAGAGGTTGAGTTTCCACTACCAGTAATCATAGCACATTTATCAGTGCCTAATTGCCCACAAGTAGAACCAGAGGGCATAGTTGCTGAACCTTGACCTCCCCAATCAATATCCATGTCTCCCTCTTTTGAGGAAATAACATAATCATTATTTCCGTCTAAAATATCACCTGAGTCTTCATTAGTAACTGTCGTTGTTGTTGTTGTTTTAGTGGTTTCAGTTGTTGTTAAAATACCACCATCTTGAAACTCAATAGTCTCAATGCTTGATTCTTCTATAATTTGCTCAATAGTAGGTGTGCAAAGACCAACTGTATCAGTATCGCAATCTACGGCTTTGCTATAAGAGGGGTACAAGCATAAAAGTAGCCAAAGTAAAAAACACCCTCCAACCATTCGGTTTGCCATCTTTTTCTCTTTCTTCTTTGATTTTAAGTTTTTCAGCCTCTTCCATACTGACAAAAATTAAACTACCTTTTGGAATTTTATCTTTGTTTTCTTCCCAACCTTTTTTTGCGTCCTCTCCAATACTAGCATTGTAGGGGCAGTAAGTTCCCGCATTCCACATAGCATCAAATACTCTTGCATCAGCACACAATGTAGAAATAGCGGCTACTTTCATACCCATAGCATAGAGAGATCGAGAGAGTTTTATACGTTCACAGTTTTCATCTGTTACTGTAATTCCTGATGCAATTCCTAAAATTTGTGTCTGAACACCAGCCGATGCCGCTGTCTTACAAACATCTGAATTATTTACAACAACGCTTGGTGCGTTAGCTGTTGGTGGTGTATTGTTTGTTACTACTGTTGATGAAACTGTATTTGTATCTGCCCCAAGAGCAGAGTTCATTAAACCATTAAGAAACCAAATTAGTATTGATGCTATTATAATTCCAATAATAAAAGGATTCCTCATTTATCATTCTGATTTTGGATATTTGTTTTTGACTGCCGTTCTTTTAGCTTGTAAATCAGTAAGTGTATCGCCACCATCTAATAGTGCGTGAATACAATCTTCCTGTGATGGGTATTCAGCTTGTCTATTTCTTTTCCATTGTTGAGCATCATATTCACTTTTTAATTCATTCATTTTTGTTTCAATATCAGATTTAGATATTTCCGCTGTTCCATTCAACCAAGTAATATCATCAACACTATCATTGCCTACACTTACATCTGCATCTGGATTAATTGCTTTTATGGCTTTTAAAACTTTATTTATCATGACCCATCAATCTCCATTAAAGTACAAGTGCTTGTAGAACCATAATTTATTACTAAATTAAAATTTGACGTAGCCAAAGATTTATAATCAAATTTAATTTTACAAGCATCAGTCGTATTAGGGCTGGCTAAAATTTGAAAAGGTTGGCATATATTTGAAAAATCAACTCTATTTGCACTATAATGATATAAACCAGTATAAGGATTATTTATTTGTCCAGAATAAGAACCAGAGCCAATTTTTAGATTCATTCTAAAATATGCTCTAACATCTTGAGCCTGTCCACTCATTTCCATGTAATACATAATATGCGAAATAACAAGTATTTTAGAAGATGTTGCTGATGGTGTAATTGTTGTTTCCCAAACTGTACCAGACGAACTTTCCATATCTTGTAAAGATGTTGATGCTGATGATTTTTGATAAGAATTAGTGCTATGAACAACTTGCAAAACCTTACCAGCACTAACCCCTGTTAAAGCCGCACCACTAATTGCTGGTAGTGCATTTTCTAATCCTCTTGTTGCGTTTAGTTTAATTATTGCCATTTATCATTCCTTTGGGTTATCTGATCTTACTTTATCGCAATGATCTTTGAAAGTTGTTGTTCCATTTTTTTGATCTTTATACAACATTTCAAGCTGGGACTCCCAACTTCCATACTGAGATCGTCTAGTTGCATCAATACCAGCATTTGTTTCAGCAGTATCGCCAGCAGACTCATAACTAGCTATCTGTGCATCAGTAGGTTTATCTAAACCATCTACTGACCATGTATGAATATAATTGCCATTTCCATCACTATTATTTTGTAAAACTATATTATCTTTTTCAGAATCCCAAGTCTTTGAGTTTGCCTCTAAAAATAACTTAACTTTTGTATACAATGTAGCCATATTTTTACTTTTCCTATTCTATCAATTTAAATACTGTTAAATTACAATTATCTTCTGCAACGTCAATTCCCTCACTTGAATAAGCATATAAACTTACAGTATCTCCAACTGACAAATCTCTTATAACTGAAGTGGCTAAACAAACCCAACCATATCCTGAATTCCCAGATGCAGATACAGATGAGTAAGTCGTTGATCTATTTGTATTTGCTATTTGTATATTAGCAAAATCTGATGTTCCATTTAAACCAACTATTCTAACATAACATGACAGATAATATTTTCCCGCCTTACCTGACGGAACTGTGAAATCATTTGAAGCAAAAGCACTATCACTATCTACTCTTTCTGTGTTAAGAGTTACCTTTGTGTAGGTAGTTGCTGAAATTGATTGTGATGAGCCTGTTTTATCTACTGAAACAAAAGGTGTATTTTGTCCACCAGCATCGCCAAATTGGGTGTGTGCTATTGCTGTTGCACCACTTCCTGTCAAACTTGTAACTTTTATAACTTTATCAACTGTTGGCGAGTTACTTGGTAATTGAATAGTATAACTTTGTGCTGAACTATGGTCAGGCGATTCTAAAGCGACACCATGACTTCCAGCAGAGCAAAGTAATCCTAATCTTCCATTTGCAGAGCCATCGCCTTTTATGTCTAATCCTGTGCCTGTATATCCTGAGCCACTTGAAACAAAATTTGTTTTTGCTTTTGTAACTGTTGCGTCAGAGGGCGTGCCGATGTCGAGTACCGACCCCAATGCAAGAACGAAGTCAATAGAATCTGAACTTGTCAATGCCGAACTAAACGTCAGAGTAGAACTCGATACTGTAAATGATGACCCAGCTTTTTGTATGACTCCATTGAGTGATACGATCAAATGATTAGCTGACTCTGGAACAAAAGCTACTGAATCTAATGTTAATGAATAACTTGCTGTTGCACTCGCAGTCAAGTTGTCGAGCATAGAGTACGAACCTATTGATGGGGATTTTCCAATATAAGCCATTATAAACCTACCATCACATTAGCCTCATCTTCGGTTAATGCCTCCCCATTGATTAATTTAGTTTTTGCACTAGCTTTTAAATTTTTTCTTGCAGTAGCTTCTTCTTCCTCAGTAGGTAACTCTGCCATCTTAGCTTCTATGTCAGCTTTAGAAATAGGTGTTGTTCCGTTTAACCATTCAATAGAATTTATATCTTCTCCTAAATAATTAAATTCAGCTTCAGGATTTATTTTTTTAATTGCTTTTCCAATTTTCATTATGCTCCTATTTCCATTAAATACATATAAGATTTTGCTGACGCATTGAAATTAACTTCGTTATTATCATGTGTATTAGCACCAAGTTTATAAGTTTGTTGAGATGTTGAATTTGGACTATCGATATAATGGTATGTAGCACCTATGTACTGTTCATGTAAAGGGTTTGCGTCTGCTAAAATTGAATAACTTGGGTTTGAATAAATAGATGTTGACCCTCTTTCTAGTCTAACTCCAAAACCCTCTGCGTCTTGTAATCTGCCATAAACAGCAAATACAATTAAAATTTTACTAGAAGTTGCACTTGGTGTTATATTAATACTCATATTGGTTAAATCAGTATATGAAGTTGTGGCAATATTTTGATTAGTTGCACCCTCAACAATGCTTGTAACTTGCAAAATTTTCCCAGCACTTACCCCTGTTAAATTTGCACCTGATATTGCTGGAAGTGTTCCTGTTAAATCTGATGCGTCAAGATTTGTTAAGTTGCTTCCATTTAAAGCTGGAAAAGTTCCTGATGTAATTTTTGTTGCTGGTAGATCAGGAATATCCGTAGCAGTTAATGGTGCTGGTGTGGGAGTCTTGCCGATATAAGCCATGCCTTACTCCTATGTTATCTCTAATATGCTTAATGTTGCGTCTATCTTCGCCGCTACTGAGCAATCAATTTGTAAAACATCAGTTGCTTGCAAAACATATTTACCACCCGAAAGTACCTCTAATGAGGATTTTGCGGGTATATCTACATCTTTAATTAACAAAACATCTTCGTTGGTTTCTGTATCTGATGTGTTTGAAACTAATTTTACATCTGCTGTTATTGCTGTTGTGTGAACATTACAAAGAGTTAATCCAATAACGATTGTTTGAGTTGATGCGGGGCAAGTATATAATGTTAAAAAAGTTCCCGCTGACGCTGGCATCGCCGCATTTGTTTTTACCTTAAAAGTGTTTGCCAATGTTTCCCCCTTATCCTAATGCTATTGCTAAAGCCGCCGCCTGTGGGTCTGTTTCTGCAATAGTTCCTGTTACTGACATATTGCTAGTAACAGCATTTGTTGATGTATTGATTTGGAATATTTCAACATCATCTGAGCCGTCAAACACTTTAAATTTTAAAACATTTGTTGTTGCATTATCTATAAACACGCTACCCGCAACAGCAGTTGATGGTCTTGAACTACCGATGTGCATAGAGTTTAAGGCTTGCAAAGATGAATTTAAATTTGAACGAAAAGTTCCGAACGCTGTATTGTCAAGTGTTAATTGTGAAACTTGTGACATAGTTTGTTATAACCTTTTTTTATTAATTTTTCAATCCTATGCCAGAGGCGTTAAAATCGAAAGTTTTGTTAATAATACTATTACTACTATTTTTGAAAACAATGTCAAAGCCTGTTTTTGATTTATTTGTTATCACGAAGAAATCTCCCGTAGATAAGTCTTGACCCGTAACTGTAATGTTTGGAATTTGAAAAAACCCATTTGTAAATGTAACAGATTTAGTGCTTGTGCCTGATGCAATATCGTCCCCTGTTTCTGATCTTTTTTCTAATACTAATCTAGCTTTTAAGCCTGTAACAAAAGGTCTGGCGTTGTTATTAGCTGATGTCAAAAGACATCTAAATTTAAAAAATCTACCTTTAAATGTTCCTTGTTGTGCAACTGTCGTAAAACTTGTTATATTTGATAAAGCTGTATCATCTGCACCTATTTGAATGATAGCATTGTTATTTGTTGGTGCATTTCCGTCAAAGGGTGCTTTAGCAAAATCAAACGCTGACGCACCACGACCCGAATCGAATAAATCATAAGGGTCATCTGATTCCATCGTTAATTCTATTTGAAATGTTGCATCATAACTAGCATCAAGAGAAAAATTGTTTGCAAATATATAATTTCCCGTTCCAGTAATATTGCTTGCTATTCCGCCTGTATCAAAGAAAAACCCACTAGAATCAGCCGCATCAAACAAACCAGACCGACTGTCAAAAAGTGTAATTGTATCTAAAGTAACGGCTGGATTTCCTACACTATCTGAACCTCTAAATGTGTTTGAGAATGTGCCTGAAAATGCTGTCTCTTCTTGTATTGATGAAATATCTTTGAATGATTGTAAAGCAACAACACTTGAAGTTATGATAGCTGGTTCTGATGATTCGTTTCCTAATTTATCAACAGCTTTTATATACAAATTAAATGGTGGTTTTAACGCATTAACAACTACACTGTTTGATTTTCTTCTAGGTACTTGCACCAAAGGCGATGTATTAAACCATGCAGTTGTACCAGAACCCATTGAATATCTGATCTCATAAAACTCAATATCAAGGTCTGATACTGGAGTCCAATTTAAAGACATTTGATTTGAGCCTGTCATTGAAATATTAAAATCTGAAACTGATTCGGGTGTATCAGTAGCACCAATTATCTTTCTAGTTGCAGAGACAAATGTTGATTTTGCGTTGATAGTATTGACCGCCCTTACTCTTACTTCATAAGTAGCCGCATCAATTACATTAAGATGTTGATATGTTAATATTTTACCAGTTGCTATTTCTCTAAACGAATCGGTTACTGCATTTCCGTCAGCATCTAAAGTTTGTTTTATTTGTACCTCATAATTTTCAACAAATTTATCTGGCGACACTCCAACTGTTATCAATAATCTTGTAAGCACAGTTCCGTCAGAATATTCAATCATTTCATCATCAAGAGTAACACTAGCTGGTGGTTGAACACTAAATGGGTTTGGCAAGTTTGTATCTGGTATTGTTGCTGGTGCTACCTGAGTTCCAAAAGCATAGTAACTATCTTGATGCTCTGATAACTGCAAAGTAATTGTATGATCTGTATTTATAGTCATTCCTTGAATACGGAATGGTTTTGCAGAAAAACTAGGGGTAGCATGGGTAATATTAACTATGTCCCCAATAGCTAAATCTAAGGCAGTTCCATCACATTTCAAAGACACATCAAGGCTTGATCTTGACCTACGCAAGATAATCTCTGCTAACTCTTGTGCCTGATGCTGATTTACGATCATCGGAAAATCAAACTTACCCTCTAATAATATTCCTCCATCTGCCGTTTTCATAACACTGTGTGTATCAGCACTGGCAAGTCCTGTTTCATCTACTGGTGGAAACTGTGCGGTGTCTGATTGATAATTTTTATTTTCGTTGGTAAAATTAACAATAACTCTATTATAACGAGAGTTTTTGTTTTTACTTGCCACATTTATGCCCCCAATAATATTGTCCTCTGTAAGAGTAACGCTTGCACTACCAGATGTTTCAACTAATACTTTGTATTTTCCAGCAGTAAAATTTAGGTATGATCGAGTGCCTTTTACAAAATCTGCTACAATATCAATAGACTTTCTTGATGTATCTACAACTGCGTGGCTGTCTAATAAATCTATTTGAAAAGCACCAACAAAAGGTGTTATGTTAGCATCTACTACATCGCCAGCCGTTTGCCAATCTGCAAAGTTACTGTCGAAATAACTATCTGCAATACCCATACCAAATCTTTCGTTTCTTAAATAATCTAACATTTGGTAAATACCATTATCTGAATATTCCCAAGTTGTGGAATCGTTTTGTCTGTGAGAACCAGAACCACCAGTTTTTGTGCCGTCAAGATTTGGATTATAGACTTTCCTACCTTTGACTATTGCAGTAACTTGCGGCAAAGAACCGAAAGCATCTGAGTTCCATTTGAATTTAAGTGCTATGTACGCCAGCCCTTTCAATCTGTGTGCCGCTGTCCATGATGATAGTTCTTGTAAAAGAGTTGAGGCAGTTTGAGAATCAGTTCCAAAATGAGGTTCAACAGTAATTAAACTTTCTTTACTAGAGTCAGCGTCAGGTGCTTGACGATAGTTTGTATCAGAGGTTGCAACACTTCTTTGAGTGTTGTCTGCTAAATCTCCATCAAAAATTACCTCATTATCATTTACAAATATTTTAGTAATATCGTCTATTTCGCCCTCAGAAACTATTATTGCCATATAAAGAAACTCGTTGGTTGTGCCTGATGTTTCTACAAAAATTACATTGCCCCCGACCTTTCTTGTGCCGTAAACTATTGGTATGTGTGCATTTGCACTAACTTTATTAACTAATGCACCTCTAGCATTTGCATCAGGTTGATTACCACCAAAATCAGGTATTTCAGGAATAGGATTTATCCAGCTAATTACATCAACGACAAGATCAACAACAAAATCTACAACGTCTGTTACTGTATCAACTATATCATCTACAATATCGCCTGGATCACACATCTGAGTACCTCCATAAACCGCCCATCTTTTCAAAGCCGTATCTATCTAATAATTTATCTGCTAGTAATTTTGTTGATATAGTTAAATGTATGTGCCTACCTTTTGCCTGATTTTTAATTATATCCATAGTTTGATTAAACAAATTTAATGATCGATATTCTTTTAATATATAAATTACTTGAACTGTTAATAGTTGCTCTTTAGACCACAAATACTCATGGAACATAAAAATAGTTATTCCAACTATTTTGTTTTTATCTAAATCTTTTATTAAAATTATTTTTCCTTTTTGTAAAAACATTATTAAAGTTTGTTTCATTTTTGCTCTGTGTATATGAGGATAATCTAAAGCTGGGGCTTCTTTTTCAAACTCATGTAATATTTCAAATATCTCGTCCATGTTTTTATTTGATGCCTCATAAAAGTGAAAACTTGTCATTAATCTCTACCCCATTTAATATCTCTAACAGTCAAAGCCGCAAACTCCATACCTTTATCTCCACTAAAAAATCTTTGTTGTGAATTGTCTGTGGTAACTCTACCGCTTGTTTTTTCAAAGTTTCCCCAATGTGAAGTTAAATTTAAAACTAAATTAGCAGTGGTTGTATTGTCAGTAATTCTATACTCATCTATCGTACCAAAAAATAATAAAAAGGGGTCAGAAATAAGAGCATTATTTGCATCTAAAAAGCCTCGATAAATATATACCTCAGAATTAATTATGTTTTCTGATAAAGCGATTGATATATATGTTTGGTCGACTCCAGAAAGTGTAAGCTGTAAACTATTTTTTGTCGGTTTGTTTGTTTCATTAACACCAGCTATATTTTTTAAATGTCCGTTTGTAAGATAAGTTCTTGATGAACCAGATACACTTGATGTTATATCAAAAGGTGCATTAGTTAAATATACTGGTGTACCAAACTCTATTTCAACTAATAATACTGGGTCAATGACCCCTGTTGCTAGTTCTGTTTTTATGGAACTGGTTAATCCTCTTGCCATTATAAACTCTCAATAACATCAAACTCAAAATTAAAAAGTAAGTTACCATCTTTATCATTTGCACTTGTTTCAAACTCTTGCATATCGCTATTTAAATGAACTGTTGCTGGTACAGATTTATAAGTAACAGAACTATTATCAGCTAATGCAGTTCTAAGAGGTGGTTCTATGGTAACAGTTGCGGCGTTACTAGATGAGGTAACATCAGCAACTATCATGTATAATTTATCATGTGCAAACTTAATTAAATCTCCCGCTTTAAGACGACCAGCACCATCGCTAGCAAAAGCATCTATATTTATAGTTGTATCTCCAGCAGAGTGAGAACCATTTACTAATAAAGTTCCTGTTTCGTTACCTTGACTATCAAAGGTAGTCGGTAAAGTTATCGTAAAATTTTCCTTACGACTTCTTTGTTTCATTATAAAAGCCATTATTGGGGCAAAATCTGATCTAGTCATAGTAGGATATGATAAGGTAAAACTAAATCTTTGGCCTTGAACTTGTCTCCTAAATGTTTTGCCACTATCAGTTTCACTAAATAAAGTTTTTTGATTTGATTTAAAATTAATTGCGTTGAACGCTGTATCAGGTAAAGAACCACTCATATCAATGCCGCCTTACCTTTTTCATTAACAGCTGTATTTATCATATTTACAATTACACCTCTGCTATTAACTAATAATTCATTAAAACCTCTTGCATCAACAGTATTAATATTAAAATTAACTGTAACTGCTTTTGACATACCAAGTTGATTATTTGGTACAACTGTACCCGCCTGATCTGGTACAAATAACTCAGGCCCTCTTTCTCCAACTATTGATGGTCTGCCTACGGGTGGTCGTCCACCATCAGCAAAACCTAAAAATCCACCTATAAAACTTAAAGCACTTCCAAAAGTAGAGGCTTTGCTTATGGCGGCTTGTTTTTGTTTTTCTTTTGTAATTAATTTTTCTATGGCAAGTTCAACACCTTTTCTTGCAACTATTTCGATAATTGCACTCAAAACTTTTACTGCCAACTCTTGTGCTACTTTTTTAAATGTTTGTGCAAGATTTTCTCCTAATATTACTGAACGGGCTAGAGCCTCACTTGTTTTAGTTATGCCCTCGTTTATACCTTTTGCTACTGTATCTCCAATATTTTTAAATTTTTCTTTTGCTTTTTCTAGAGAATCTTTATTAAGTTGTCCTAGTTTTTCTGCCGTTTCTTTTATGTGTCTAACTATTTTTTGAAATTTTGTTTCTGCCTCTTTTATTGGTGGTAGCATTCCAACCTCAATAGTATTAGATGCGTGTTCTAAATCTTTTACTACTATTTTTACAGTATTTCCAAATCTATCAATTACCTCAATAATTTTAAAACCAGGTGCTAGTTGATCTTCAATATCTTCTATTCCTCTTAACTCTTTTATTTTAGCAATAAAAACATCTAATTGTGAAATAACTAAAGCTAATCCACCAATAAGTAAATTTTTTTTAACTGCTTTGTTAAAGCCAAGCATTGAGATTTTTGCAAGGTCTATCGATGCCGCTAGGTTTCTAAAAAATATAATAAGTTTTAAAGCTATAAAAAATTTTAACGTACCTATTAGTAGTTGTGCATTATCATTTAAAAACTTAATAGCGTTAGATGACGCTGTTACTGCGTTAGCTAGTCCTTTACCAACCTTTTGTGCTATGCTTGTAATTAATTCTTCATTTGCGGCAAGTGTTTCATCTAATGCACCAAATTCTTTTTTGAGAGCAACGAAAAATTCCTCTGCAACAGTTTTTTGAAAATTAAAGAACTTATCTCCTATCATTGATAAAGTTCCCTCTAGAGTGTTAGCTAAATCACTTGTTGCACCAGCAAACTCTCCGCCTTTACCAAAAACTCTAAATAACGCTTCTCTTGTTTGTTCTACTGAAACAGTTGCACCAGCACTAAATCCTAACATAGATTTAACACCTTTTTCTCTAAATAAATCAGCACTTGAAATTCCAGCTGATAATGACCTTTGAATTTGCTCTGCCGTTGTTCTAAAATCCAATCCTGTAACAGCCGCAACATTACCAGTAAGTTCTAAAACTTTTGAAAGTTCGTTTGCATCTTTACTAACAACAGCAAGTACACCCGCACCTGATTGAATTTCTCCAAGTGAAAAAGGTACTTTACCAGCAAATTTAGCCATAGCGTCAAACGCTTTTGCACCCTCTTCAACACTACCAAATAAAAATTTTAATCTGACTTGAAG